CGCCACAAGGCGCTCGGCGTGGCGCCGCGCGCAATGCCGACGCAATAGCAGTGATCGCAGCCGAGTAGGAGGTAAAATGATTTCGCTCGCCAACATTCATGAAGCCGCTGCGACGTTGCCACCCCGTGTGCTCGTTCACGGTCAGGAAGGTGTTGGCAAGACAACCCTGGCGGCAAAATTTCCGAAGCCGGTGTTCCTGCAAACCGAAGATGGCACGCCAGCTGGTTTGAAGCTTGCAACGTTCGGCCTGCTGTCGAGCTACGCCGAAGTGCGTGAGGCGCTCGCGGCGCTTGGCAATGAGCCGCACGATTTCAAGACTCTCGCACTCGATAGTCTTGACAAGCTTGAAGGGCTGATTTGGGCCGACGTTTGCGCCAGCAATAATTGGCCGTCGATCGAGGCGCCAGGCTACGGCAAGGGCTATGTCATCGCCGATCGTTGGTGGCGCGATTTTCTCGCCGCACTGGATTGGCTGCGTCGTGACCGCGGCCTGACCGTGGTGTTGTTGGCACATAGTGCTGTCGAGACGATCAATGATCCGCGGGCGTCGTCATATACGAGTTACCAGCTGCGCCTGCACCGACGTGCGCGCGGCCTCGTCCAAGACGAAATGGACGCCATCGCCTTCCTTGCCGTCGACGTGGCGGTGATCAGCGAAGACGCCGGCTTTAGCAAAAAGCGCAATCGCGCCGACGGCGGTTCGGCACGCTGGCTGCACTTCGAGGGGCGGCCGGCATTCGTCGCCAAGAGCCGCTTCGAGCTGCCGCCAAAAATCCTCTGCCCCAAAGATTTCGACGTCGGCGTGTCGCTGGCGCCGTTGTTCCCGAGGGTCGCACCGGGAAACAAAGTGCGATCAACAACCAAATAGGAGTGATCTATGAGTGATGAGTTTTATTTCGACCCGGAACAGCAAGAAGGTGGTTCGCGTTTCCAGGTGGTTCCTGCCGGCGACTACACCGCAGAGATTATCGACGCTGTAATCAGCCAACCGAAATCCCGCGACGGTCATATGCTGACGCTGATCTGGAAAATCAGTGACGGCGACTATGAGGGTCGGCAAATCTTTCAACAGCTCTGCTACCAGCACAGCAATCCGACAACGCAGGATATTGCGCGTCGCAATCTGAAAGACATCTGTATTGCGCTCGCTATCAATCAACAGGTGACTGATCCCGAAGTCTTCAAGTTCAAGCCAGCGCGGGTGCGGATCGGTATTGCGTCCGACAAGTACGGCCAATTCGACGACCAGAACAAGATCAAGCGTGTGCGTCCGCTATCAGACGCTGAGTCGGAATCGTCAGCACCGTCGCCGAAACCGACGACACAGCCTAAGCCGACGCCGACAGCTAAGCCGGCAACCAAGCCGACGACCGCCGGTCCCGGCGCGGCTCCATGGAAGAAGCAGCCGGCGGCCTGATCATGGAGCTGCGTCCGTATCAGACCGACGCGCTCAAGGCGTTGGATGATTATTGGTCGGCCGGCGGTGGCCATCCACTCGTGGCGATGGCTACTGCGACCGGCAAATCGGTGCTGATTGCCAAAGTCATCACCGACATTGCTGCGCACTACCCGTCATTGCGTGCCCTGGTGTTGGTGCATGTGCGCGAGCTGCTGAAGCAAAACCTCGAGCATTTGTTGCGCGTGTGGCCGAACCTTTCCTGCGGCATCAACTCAGCCGGGCTACGTCGGCGCGACTGGCAGGCACCGATCGTGCTGGCCAACATCCAGAGCGTCTGGCGCTCACCGCGGCGGCTCGGCCGCCGCGACCTCGTCATTGTCGATGAGGCGCATCTGGTGCCGCATGAAGGCGACGGCATGTACCGCAGCCTGATTGATGGCCTGCGTGAGCTTGAACCAACGATGCGGGTATGCGGCTTCACCGCGACACCGTATCGGCTCGATAGCGGCAGACTCGACGAAGGCGACGGCAAGATTTTCGATCAGATTGTATTCAACTACGGCATCGCCGAGGGCATTCGCGACGGCTGGTTGGCGTCGCTGTCGTCGAAAGCGACCGCGGCCAATATCGACATCTCCGGCGTGGCGATACGCGGCGGTGAATTCGTTGCCGGTGCGCTGGAAGATGCCGCCGACGATGCTGCTATCATCAACGCCGCTGTCCAAGAAATCCTTCAACGCGGCCAGGATCGCCGCAGATGGCTGCTGTTCTGCTGCGGCGTTCGTCACGCCCAGCACGTCGGCGAGGCGCTGCGCGATCGCGGCATCGCCGCGGCGACGGTGACGGCAAAGACACCGGCCGACGAGCGCGATCGCATCATTGCCGGCTTCCACTCCGGCACAATCCGCGCACTGACTAACGTCAACGTACTGACGACTGGCTTCAACGTGCCGGCGGTCGATCTGATCGCCATGCTGCGACCGACATTGTCGACCGGCCTCTACGTCCAGATGATTGGCCGCGGCACCCGCAAGGCCGACGGAAAATACGACTGCCTGGTGCTGGATTTCGCCGGCAACGTCTGGCGCCACGGCCCGGTCGATCGTGCTGAAGGCGGCACCGGCAACGGCGAAGCCGGCATCAAGGCCGATACCGTCGCGGCCAAACGCTGTCCGGAGTGCAGTGAACTCAATGCGCTGACGGCCACAGAATGCACGTGCTGTGGTCACGAATTTCCGCAGGAGCAACCAAAGCCAAAGCACGCTGGTGTCGCCGACTGGGCGCCGATCATGGGCGCCAGCGAATGGCTGCCGGTGACGGAAGTCAGTCTCCGGCAACACGTCAAATTCAGTGATCCAGCGGCGCCGCCATGTTTGCGCGTCGAGTACCTGTGTGGGCTGTCGCCCTATAGCGAGTACATCTCGCTGCAGCGCACCGGCTATGCGCGCGAAATGGCGGAGCGATGGTGGTACGCCATGGGCGGCCGCGCGCTGGCACCATACACGGTCGCGCAAGCCATGCACCGCGCCGCTGAATTGTCTGAGGTGCTGGCGATTGTCGTCGCCCGCGACGGCAAGTTCTGGCGCGTGGTCGAACGTCGCCTGCGCCGGTCCGACGGCTCCGAGGTCGAAGTCAATCGCCACTGTCGTTGCCTCGTGGCGCATCGGCTGCCGCCAGCGCCGCCGCAGATCGATGACGAGGTGCTGTTTTGAGCGCCTTCGTCGCCAACCGTTTTGCCACCAAGGAGCCGACGCTGTGCGCAGTGTGCCACCGCCATGCGGTGTGGCTCGGCTATCACGCCGGCGAACGCACGCCGATCGTCTGGTTATGCGACGACAACGACTGCCACGCTGCCGCAAAGCATGTCTATGCCATGACCAAACAAATCCTCGACGACTACGAAATCGGCGCCGCGCTCGAGGCCGGCCGCGGCGCCGGAGCTTTTTTGGAAGAGCTCGGCACCACTGACCTGGCCAAACTGACGCCCGGACAATGGCGCGAGTTTCTGCGCCGCATCGTCGTCGGCTATGAGCACGTGCTGCGCGATAAAATTCTCAACCACGAACCGCCGTTTTAAAAAGGGAGTGACGTTCGTGGGCGCCTATGCCGAAATCGGTGAGCGTTTGATCGAGCGCGGCTTTGCCGCGATCCCAATCATGCCCGGCACCAAACGCCCCGGCTTCTGGCATGCCGGCCAGTGGCTTGGTCTGTCGAACTGGCAGCGTCGTTTCCTGCGCCGCATTCCGCCGGCGAGCGAGCGTGGGCGCTGGGCCGAAGGCGACAGCGGCATCGGCGTGATCACCGGCCCAGCCAGTCAAGGCACGGTGGCGATCGACATTGACACCGACGATCCCGCGATCGTGGCGGCGATCATTGGCATCTTGCCGCCGACACCGATCAAAAAACGCGGCGCCAAGGGCGAGACGCTGTTCTACCGCGGCCCGACCATCGACCAATCAATGAGCTGGAGCATTGACGGACACCGCGTCGTCGATCTGATCGGCCCCGGCCGGCAGACGGTGCTTCCGCCGACCATTCATCCCGACACTGGCCAGCCCTATGTGTGGACTGGCAGCGACGCCCTGGAAGACGTGACGCCTGGCGAGTTGCCGGAGCTGACGGCCGACATTCTCGCCAAAATCTCGGTCGCACTAGCGCCGTTCGGCTATCAGGCAGCGGAGTCGCAAACCGGGCGCGGTAATGGTGGCGACGACGCCAGCCCGCACCGGCAGCTCAACGAGGCCGCGCTTGCCAATCTTTCCGCCTGGGTCCCGGCGCTCGGGCTCTACCGCTGTCGCCGCACCAAGCTCGGCTTCGAGGCGGTGCCGATGTGGCGGCCGTCAACCACGGACCGACCACCGGAGAAGCGCCATCTCAATCTGAAAATCGTCCCGGCAGGAATTCGCGACTTCGGCGCCGACCAGGGCTATACGCCGCTCGATCTCGTCATGGTGGCCCTATGTTGCGATCTGCAGGCCGCCTGGCAATTCTTAAGCGAGCGTCTCAACTTTGCCAATGGCCCGAGCATCGCCATCGAAATACCAGCCGAGCCGGCGGTGGCGCCGACTGCCAAAACGGATTCGCTGGAAGCGCTCACCAAAGTGCCGGGAGTAATCGGCGACATCATCGATTGGATCGTCGCTACCGCGCGGCGGCCCAATCGGGTGCTCGCGCTCGGTGCCGCGGTCACCGTGGTCGGCACC